ACGCCGTCCCGTTGTCGAGCGCGCCCCAAGGGAGCGCCTTGAGCAGGCTGGGCTGCGCGTAGCCCTGGGTCAGGGCCATGTCCATGACCACGCCCGTGGCGGGCTTGGTGCTCGTGGGGACGGGGTTGGTGTAGGACGCCGCGACGTTGTTGACCGTCATGCGGCGAAGGTTGGGCTGTCCGGTCGAGATGAATGCCTGTGCCATGTCAGATTTCTCCTCGGCGCTTCATGTCGAGCGCGATTGCGACGGCCTGCTTCTGGGGCTTGCCCTCGGCCATGAGCTTGCGGATCTTGGCGCTGACGGCGGGGTCGGACTCGGCCATGACCTTGCGACCGGGCTTCTGCGCGGGCGCGGCGTGGGTGGACTTGGCGCCGGGGCGGGAAGCGGTGGCCTTTGAGAGCATTCGCTTCTTGAGCATTTGCGATGCCTCAATTTCAAGGTCGCGGTAGTAGTTCCACTTTTTGCCATCCGGGCTTGCGATTGCAGCAGCGCGAGCATCTTGAACGATGTACCGAAGTTCGGCATCGGTTGCGTTACCAAGCCACTCTTTCGCAGCGCGGAAGTCAAGGTAAACGGAACCATCGCGCAGCACCTGTTCGGCGCGCCCCATCTTCGCCTTCGCGCCGGGGCGGGAGGCGCGGGACTTGGCGTTGGCAAGCGCCCGAACATCTACCCAAACACCTCCATAGGTCGTGTCATCGTCCGCATACCGATGCTCATGCGTTGTGATGGCACTTGCAGGAACACCTACTTGGGCAAGATTGCGACGGAGGGCGATGGCAAGGCGATCTGCCTGTCCTGGCTTGTCCATGAACAAGACATGGACCATCTCGCTGTTTCCCGTGATTTCGTCGGGCTTGAAGCCGAGCATGGTGACAAGCTGCACGACCTTGGCCTTGAACTTTGCAAGCGAGTCAAACTTCGCCTTCGCGTTGGGGCGGGTCATCGCCACCTTTGGTTCCGCGAGGATGCCTAGCCGCGCCTTGATCTCGTTCCGGGTGCTCATGCCGCCCATCGTAGCGTTCCTCCTTGTCGTTCACGCATTCACGAAGCCGGGATCGGGGATCTCGCGGCGGTCGATTACGCCCTGCCGCGCGCCGTTGTGCGCTTTGATCGCCTGGTAGTCGAGCGTCCCGTTTGGGAGCGTCCAGCCGTTGTCCATCGCGTCCGACGCCGACACCGGGATCAGCGCGCAGCGGCAGTTGAAGCCGCAGGGCGGGGTGATCCCCATGCGGTCGAAGTCTGCCATCGTCCCCACGTAACCGTCGAGCGCCCGGTGCGCCGGCCGCGTGCGGTTGTCCCGCGTAGCGCTGTACTCGACCAGCGGCACGAACGCCTGCACGCGCTCGTCGCGCAGCACTTCGGCCGCCCCTTCCGTAGCCGCCCGGTTCGTGTTCGTCCTGAGCACGGTCTCTAGGCGCGCGCTCGAAAGCTCGACCCCCAGGCGCACCTGCGCCGTGGTGACGAAGTCCCCCAGGTTCATCGCCTTGATCTCCTTGCCCACCACGCTCTTGCCAGGGCGCTCCTCGATCACCCGGGCGATGAGCTCCTGCACCTTGGCCGTCTGGCCGGGGCTGAGGGCCGTCACGAAGAACGTATCGCTTACGATCCGCTTCACGGCCGAGATGCCGCCCGTGGCGTTTGGGCGCGACAGGACGCCGCGCAAGAGGCCGTCCAGCAAGGGGCTGCGCTTGCGGAGGTCGGGCAGGGCGTTCTGCTGCTCATGGTCCCCGACCTCGCGGGCGCTGCGGCGGGCGGCCTCGACGAGCACCTCCCAGTCCTTGCGGCTGATGGGCACGCGGCGGCGGAACCAGTCCGCGATGGGCTTCATGGCCTCCCCGCCGAAGCCGTCGAGCTTCAGGGCAGGCAGGGCGGCGAAGGTGACGGCGTCCCCGTCCTCGAGCATCCCCTCGACGGCCTTGTCGGGGATGCGGGCCTTGGTGACGGTCTGCCGCGCCCCGGCAAGCCAGGAGGCCAGCAGGAGGGCGCTGGTGGCCTCGGAGAAGGCGTCCCAGAGGGCGGGGTCGTCCTGCCCGCGCACCTGGGCGGCGAGGGCTTGGCGGTACGACTGCTGCGCCTCGCGCAGGACGCGGCGCAGGTGCTTGTCGAGCGCGGGTCGCTTCATCGCTTGCGCTTGCGGAGGGCGACGACCTTGGGCGCTTCGGGGGCGGGTTCCTCGCCCTCGTCAGGCTCGTTCCCCTGCCCCAGGAGGGCCGCAAGGGGGTTGGCCCCGCCGCCGGCCGCCTGTCCGCCGCCGAGGACGGCCTCGCCGTCCTGGGGCTCGGAGAGGCCGAGGAGGTCGCGCACCTCGCGCTCGCTGACGCGGCCGCCCATCTGGGTGAAGGCCTGCACGGCCTCGAGGCGCTCCTTGACGTTCGGGCGCTCGGGGGCGAAGCGGAACTTGATCGACCGGGCCTCGGACTCGCTCGCGCCGAGGATGCCCGCCACGACGCGCAGGAAGTCGGTCGTGAACGACTCGCTCATGGCGTCCGCGTGGTAGCGGATGACCCGCGAGAGGGTGTCTGCGTGGAGGTCGGCGACCCCGGAGCCCAGGCCCGTTGACCCGGCCTCGCTCGAGAGCGACTGCCCCAGGATCGCCTCCTTGAGCTTGCCGCTGCACCAGTTGACGAGATCCATGAAGATCTGGGCGCGGCCGGCGTTGGCGTCCTTGATGTCGATGTCGTAGAAGCTCTCGTTCGGCCCGGTGCGGGGGAGGACGACGGAGTTGTCGTTCACCAGGTTCTGCAGGACCGTGAGCATCTCGTTCTTGGCCGCGTCGTTGCCCGAGGGGTAGTAGCCCACGCGGATGCCCAGCGCATAGCGCTCGGCGTAGGCGGCGGCGTTCTGGAGGATCTCCTGCTTGAGGAGCCAGATGTACCAGCAGACGTCGCGCGCGCCCACGCCTCGGTAGACGGCCTCGCTGGTGTTGGGGTCGATGAAGTTCGGGGCCGCGGTGAAGACCCGGTGCAGGATGACGGCGCGGCGTTCGTTGTCGTCAAAGAGGTGGACGAGGCTGTCGAAGCCGAGGTCGGTGACGGAGGGCTCGTTGATGTACGCGCTGCCCACGCGCATGGCGAGGTTGCCGTACTGGTCGAAGGCGAGGGTGTCGGCGGCGAACGGCACCCACTCCTTGACGCGCACGCCGAGGACGGGGTCGCGGTCGTAGACGATGTTGGCGGCGCTGACGCCGTACCAGACGGCCTCGTGCAGGTGGCGAAAGAGGTCGCTGCGGCGGGGGATGTCGCGGACGATCTCGGTGAGGCGCTCGGCGAGGGCGACGAGGCGGGGGTTCTCCTCGTCGTCGGGGACGATGGCCCACTCGAGGCCGGCGAGCGTGACGAGGAGGGAGCGCAGGACGCCCTCGATGTCCGCGTCGGCCCGCATCATGGCCTGGTAGTTGGGGTCGAGCCTGTAGGCGAGGCTCGAGTTCCGCAGCATCAGGCTGGCGGTGCGGAAGTAGGTGCGCTGCACCTCGACCGGGATGGCGAGCGGGGTGGTGGGGCCGCGCTGCGCGGGCGCGGGCGGTGCCTTGCGCGGCCGGCGGGCGGGCGGCAGGCCCGTGCCCGGGATGGCGTTCGGCATGATGGGGTTGGACTTGGGGTCTGGCATCGGTTAGATCCGCAGGCCGCGGGAGCGCGCCTTGCTCTCGGCGAGCTGGCGCTTGAGCACCTCGATGCGGGCCTTGCTGGCGGCGTTGGCGGCCTCGGCCTCCTCGCGGCGCTTGCGTGCCTCCTCAGCCCGCTTGGCGAGGTCGGCGTCGCGGCGCTCGGTTTCCTCGCGGAGGGCGGCCTCGCGGCGTGCCTTGCTCTCGGCATAGGCGGCCTCGTAGTCGTCCCGTTCCTTCCTGAGCTTCTCAAGGGCGGTGTCAATGCGGGCGACCTCGGCGTTGGCGCGCTCGACGCGCTTCTCGCGCCTGCGCTCTCGTGCCTTGTGCTCGCGGTCGATGGCCGAGCGGCTCTCGTGGAGGTACTGCTCGGTGAAGGAGCGCCCAGACGCCTTGGCGCGCTCCTCGATGCCCTTGGCGGTGATCGGCGGGGGCTTGCTGCCTGCACGGGGCGCGGCCTTGGGCTTGTCGCCGCCTGCCTTGGGCTTGTCGCTCCCGCCGCCGCCCGTGCCTGCGCCGCAGTCGTTCCCGGGCTGGAAGCCTTCGGGGCCGATGCCGCAGTTGAAGTTGGCCTTGGCGAAGATGCCCAGCCGCCGTGCGATTGCATCCCTCGTGTGCATGGGCCGCAGTCTACCCCTCGTCAGGCGAACATCCGCCGCTTGATGCCGC